ATAAAACACCTCCTTTCCCAATTCCAATTATAGGATTGAAAGAAGGTTACAACAATATGAAATAACTTGAAAGGAGCCAATATAGTGAATTTATTAAGCGCTGATTTCGAAACAACTCTTAATTCAAAAGTTGTTGAAATCGTAGCAAACGCGATGGAACGATTACTAACAAACAACACTCAGCAAAGATACTTAAACAAGAAACAAGCAAAGGCTTATATCGGAGGAATTGACGATAGAGATTTTGATGAGTGTGTATCGATGGGATTGAAACAAATCGTAATTAAGAGACCAAGCGGAAGCGCGACAATTCGATACGATGCCAGGGATTTAGATGAGTTCATGGCAAAATACAAAATTTAAGGAGTGACAGAATGACACGCACAAAATCTAGAAAAATGAAGCGAAAAGAGTTCAATAGAAACTTTATTAAGCAGTATTTAAAATTTCTTAGCTATGTAGGATTAGCACTTATTGGTGTAATTGCGTTCATGCATCTTTGGGTAGGTGCAGCAAACCAAAATTACAACCGTTTAGAATACATTAGAAAGAATGATCCATTTTATGTTAAGTCTAATTGAAAATATGTTTGATGATACTGAATTTGATGTTTTACAGAATAGCGAAGTTGTTGGTTCAGTGAAATTTATAAACGGAAGATATTTCTTATCCGTTCAAATGAAAGGAAGTAAGTATTCAAGCAGAAGCACACATAAAACATTAGAAGCTGCTTTCAATACTGCAGTGGAATTGTTAGAGAAATAAAAAAGTGGTGACTAAAAATAGCCACCACACTCAAGATTTAAATAAATTATACCATAAAAATACACACAAAATCAAACGTTGGGAATTTTATAGAAGGGGGTTGCTTGGATGAATCTATTGAAACAAATTTTAGCGTTCAATCAGCGACAAATGTCAAATCCATTGTCTGCAGGTCAATTCATTTTATGGCATGCATTATTAAATGTTCATAATGATTGCGGAAAGCAAGAATGGTTTACAGTAGCTAATTTGCGCTTGGAATTGTTCACCGGATTATCACGACAAGGAATTGATAAAGCAAGAAACACATTAAAGCAATTAGGGTTTATTGAATACAAATCCAACGGAACAAAAGCAACTGCTTACAAAATTAATCTTTTATATAACGATAGTTTACAAGATAGTTTACAAGATAGCAGTCAAGCAGTTTGCAAAGAAGTTGCGGAACAGTTGCCAAAAGAGTTGCCAAACGGTTGGCAAAATGGTGGAACATTAAATAAAGAAAATAAAAGTAAAGTAAATGAAAGTAAATCTAATAATAATATATCCGCCAAATTGCTAGAAAATCAATTCAATGATTTGTGGGATATCTATCCAAGAAAAGAAAGAAAGAACGATGCATTTAAGGCTTATTCAAAAGCTATTAAAAAAGGAGTTGAGCATACGACAATTCAGAATGGCTTAAAATCATACATCGAATATGTGAAAGCTAATCAGACTGAAACTAAATATATCAAGCAAGGTGGAACATGGTTCAATCAAGAGTGTTGGAATGACGAATACAAAATAGATTCTAATCCCAAAACTAATTATTCAAGTTATCCAACAAAAGCTAAAGGCTATGTTGAACCACTTCCTGAGTGGTTATTTAGACAACAGAATGAAGAACGCACGCAAAGGGGTGTTAATTGATGGAAACATCGATGGAAAAAGAACTAAGGGTTTACAAAGAAAATCCGGAACGCTACACATCTATCATCAAAGCCATTTCTGAATTGAAAACAACTGGTGATAAAGAAGCTTATTTAAGCAATAAAAGAAAATTGATTACAGGAAAAATGACTGAAGAAGAATACAATAAAAACTTTGGTTAAGGTTGAGTAAAAGGGGAAAACAAATGGTATTTGTAATTAAGCATAACGGGATGTACTTTACAGGGTTTAAATATTATTTATCCATGAAAGGTTACTTAGATAAAAAGCATCCAAAGCAAACATTGGAATATTGTAAGAACCAACATCAAGCGATGGAATTTACATCGTATGAGAAAGCACATGAGTTTAAACATAAAAACAACGTGTTAGGAACAATCACATTAATTCAAGCAGCACCCAAACCGTTTGAACCTATCAAACCGGATGCAAGTTTGATGTTTGTGGAAGTGAATGATTATAACGCTCAATTGTTAATTGCACGAGATGAAATAGAAAAGATGATTGGAACATCATCTAACAACTTCTACCACATGCAGAAAGACATTTTAAAAGTAAAGGTTAGCACGTTGAATAAGTTTTTAAACAATCCATACAAATTATTTCCAAGCACAAGAAAGAAGATTACAGACAATTTAAAAGCATATTTTGAAGGAGTTAAGATGGCATGAATTTAAATGATCCAATTAATCAAAAGAGAATTGAAAGAGAAGAATTATTAAGACTTGTTGAAAAATGGTTTGTAGATAGAAACATGCAAACGCTAGACGGAAGCGGGCAATTAATTAAGCTTCAAGAAGAAGTATTGGAATTGAAACAAGCATATAAAAACCACGACAGAGCAGAAGAAATTGATGCAGTAGGTGATATCACGGTTGTTTTAATTGGTTACTGCATGCAGCGCAATTTGAACTTCTTAGACTGTTTAGAAAGTGCATATCATCAAATCAAGGATAGAAAAGGGAAAGTGATTGATGGTGTTTTTGTGAAAGGGGTATAGTGATGGATTTACAAGAAAATGCACGAATTAAAGAAGCGGTAAACAAACCAAGCCACTATGTTGGAAGTAAAGGATTAGAAGTTAAAGAAGTTCTTGAAAACTTTGTTAAAAACAAAAGCGGTATGGAAGCGCACCGGTGGTGTAGCGCAGTTGAATATTTATTACGATATGCAGAAAAAAACGGTGTGGAAGATTTAAAGAAAGCTAGAAAAAATATGGATTGGTTGATTGAAGAAAGGGATATTAAATGACACTAACTGTATTGCTTAAAGGTGAAAGGAAATATATTTTCTACGGTATAAGGGAATACTGTATTGAATATGGAAAATACCTTAAATTTACTTATGTAGGAGAAAAGGACGTTTGGAGGTTTAGAAATGAAAAAGAAGTACATGAAGGATACTTTATGTTAGATGCAATTGTCGGCTACTACATTAATAGATAAGAAGGTAATTAAATGAAAATCTTAATGTGTTTTATCTTTTCCCTAATATGCTTATTCTTCTATGACTGGTTCTATGATGATAGCTATAAAAAATTAATTTTTGTGTCGTTAGTAACTATCGTTTTAATAATTCTATGCTTTTTAGAGTAGTTTGGAATTATAGCGTTTTGAAGGAGTGATTAAATGGAACTACTAAACGCAACCTATTGCCCGTATTGTGAGAGCAGGTTAGATGTAGAAAGCATGCTCACGCTTGAAAACCTAAAAGACATGCAATTCTATCTTACCTGTCCAGAGTGTAATAAAACGTTCTCGACTTTTGCAAAAACAGAAATAAAAGTAAACGTAAGCAGGATTGAAGACAGAATCAAAGGAGAAAAAGAAGTTTTGTTGTTTTGGGAGCAATCAGAGATGAGTGATGAATCCTTTAAAAATGAAAGGATTAATATTCGAAAAGGCCATATCAAAGAACTAAAAGCGATTAAGGAAAGAAATGATAGTAAGGAATGATTAAATGAAATACGCATACATTAGTTGTTTAGGAAACGTTTATACAAGTGATGATCCTAATTGTGATAGAGAACCATGCGAAATGTGTGGGGATTACGATAGGTGTATAGGTACAGTTAATAACAACATAGACTTAGCAAAAGTTATGTTAGAAGAAGGGTTTACGGAAGAATACATCTTAGAAAAAACTGGTTACAAAATCGAATATATTAAAGTGAAAGATGTGGAGTGGGAGGATGAGTGATAAATGAATATAACGTTAGACGCAAACGGAAAAACCACCAATTATATCGGTGCAAAACTTTTATCTATTGAAGAAGGCAGAGAACTCTTTTTCAGAGGGAGAGATGAAGATAACGCAGTTGAAATTTCGTTGAATGGTGAACGTGTAGAAATTGAAATCAAGATTAAAGATAAAAAGAAGGTGGAGAGTTAAATGGAGCTACTAGCGTTCATCGCTCTAATCATCATCGTTTGCATGATGATACATTCATTTAACTATATTTCTTCCGAGCCTTCCGTAGAAACAGAAATGAAACGGATAATGGAAAAGAGAAAAGCAAATATCAAATGGCAGATTGAACGAAACTTGCAAGCTAAGAAAAGAAGAAATGCAATCCATGACTTAGTTGCAGTATTTGATTATAGGGATATTAAACTTGATGAAGAGAGCGATAAATTTTACGTGATCATAAAAATAAATAAAGATGTGTTGATTGAAAGAGAGGTTAAATAATGAATAAATTTGAAGAAAGTAAATTTTTGCAAGAAGAGATAAAACATAAAAGAGCGGAATTAGCAGAATTAGAACGAAAATCAAAGAAATTAGGTAACTTTTACATTATTCTTTCAAACGGTTTAATAGGTGAACAACCTATTAATTTCTTACATTGGACGTCTAACGTTGATTGTTATATTCAAGGAAATCTATTTGATTCAAAAGAAGAAGCAGAATTAGAAGTTCAACGTAGAAATTTAATTTTCAGATTTAAACATTTCAGAAACGAATGCAATGAGGATTGGAAGCCTGATTGGAGCGATAAAAAAGAGATTAAAGCATATATCCAGTATCATGAACAGTTTAATAAATTCGTTATCAAGTATACGCTTAATCGCAATATTCTTCAGACTTTTGGTTTTTTCAAATGTAAACAAGATGCCAAACGTGCAATTGAATTATTTGGCGATGAAATTAAAAAACTATTTATCGATTGTGAGTGTGACTAGATGACGGAAATTGATGTAGATAAAGCTATTGATTTAAAACTTGAAGGCTACTCATGGCCGGCAGTTGCGCAAAAGATGGGTTTTAACGATGTACAAGCAATTGAAAGAATCCGGATTAGATGTAGAAGGCATCCAAGATATACGGAACTTCAACAAGCACATTCCGGCACTAAAGAAAATGAAACTAGATACCAAAAGAAGGATATCAAAGCGGATGGCTCAATTGGTTCAGAAATCAAAATTGGAAGAAAGAATAAGAAAGTATTCACTGATGAAGAACTTCTAAAATTACATGGATTTGATCCAAAGATTTTTAAATTAAAATCTATCACATCCAACGAATGGACTACTCCTATTGCAGGCTCAACATATTACAACTACCAATCAAAGATTGTGGCAGTTAGAAAAGAACCGGAAATCACTGCAGAAGATATTGAAAGAGTACTAAGCAAGTTAAAACCACGAAAAATAGAGTTATCGTGTGAAGAAATACCAGAAGAATATTTATTAATTCCGTTATCAGATATGCACTTTGGTTTAAATTCTAAATATGACTATGCTGCATTGCAACGTGAAATTGCAGATAGAATATTGAACAGATATGAAGAAATACTAATTACATTGCATGGTGATTATTTCCATGTGGATAATCTGTTGAATACGACTGAAAAAGGAACGCGTATTGATGAAGTTGATTTTGATGCAAGCATTGAAGATGGATTTAATTTCATCATGCCACTACTAGATTTAGCATTAGAAAACAGTAGAAAGGTAACGTTGGTTTATTTAAAGGGAAACCACGCGCCTTCCACAGATTTTGTATTTGTTAAAGCATTGCAAAAGTTATATACACAAATCAAATTTGATTTGAAATTTAACGAATATAAACATGCTAGATTGGGGCCACATTCAATCTTTTTGCACCATGGAGACAAGATTAAAAATCCAGAAAAGTTGCATCAAGTGATTACTGCGAAATTTAGCAAAGAATGGGGAGAGAGCCAATCACGTTATTTAATTACAGGGCATTTCCACCATGAAAAATCACTATCCTTTGCAGGGCTTACATGGTATCAATTACAAAGCCCAAGTAAGCCATCTAGCTATGATAGTACTTATGGATATGATATTAGCGAATCCGGACAAATGTTGTTTGAGTTCACAAAAAGTAAACGCAGTGCCATCTACTTTGTATAGACGGAAGGAGAATAAACATGGAGAAAAAACAATATAGCGGTTGTTCATTAGGTTTTGTAGCAGTATTAAGTTTAAGCTTGATTTTATTAATTTTGAAGTTAATGGGTGTTCCATTGAAATGGATTGTGGTGGTAGCACCGGTAACAGGTTCAATCATTATTTTCTTAATCTTGCTATTCTTAGGAGCAGTAGCACAGTTAATTTTGAAAGCAGCAGAAAAAATGCGGGGGTAACATGAAAGTAACAGTATATAGTAAACCATCTTGCATACAATGTGAGATGACTAAGATGTATTTAGATCAGCATAAAATTAAATTTGAAACAGTTGATATATTTGAAACCGAAGGGGCATTAGAGAAAATTAAATCATACGGATTTCAAGGTATGCCAGTAGTAGTCCTTGATAATAACTTTGAAAATGCATGGGTAGGCTACAATCCGGATAGATTGGAAGAATTAGAAAAGGGGAATAAATATGATTAACAATGTATGTTTAGTAGGAAGATTAACTAGGCCAGTAGATTTAAGATATACATCAAACGGAACTGCTTTCGGTTCATTCTCATTAGCGATTGATAGAACATATAAAAATCAAGCAGGAGAAAAGGAAACAGATTTCATTAATTGTGTGATTTGGAGAAAGTCAGCAGTGAATCTTTCAAACTTTACTAAGAAAGGCTCATTATTAGGAGTTGAAGGAAGATTACAAACAAGAAATTATGAAAATCACGAGACAACAAATATTCCGGAAACAATTGAATTCAGCGAGGACGACTTACCGTTTTAAGGGGGAGTTAAATGAAGCGAGATGAAAAAGCAACGATTGAAGCAGCAACCACAATACTTGAGCAGTACAAGACATTAAAAGCCATAGCTGGAGAAAAATACGTTAGTAAGATTACACCAACGTATTCATTTGAGCCACGATGCTATACAGGAGTTATTCGAAATCCACTTGAAGACCATATGACTAGACAAGAGGAAGCACTAGAACTTATTGACAAGGTTGATAGTGCAATAAATAAAATTCTTGATCCATACCTTAGACAAGTTTTGATTGAGAGGTATATCAAAAACAACATTAGTAATATCGCGATATACATGGATTTAGGATATTCATCTACAGAGTTCTATAGATTGCTCGATAGAGCTAAACTTCATTTTGCCGAGTATTATAATAATGGCTCTACTTTAAGATATAGAAAAGGAAAAGAAATTGTTGGTATAAATGATTTGATTGATTATTTGGGACAATTATGAGAGTAAGTTGTGATTTTAAAAGAGTTGAAGCAGGTTATAATGTT